CGTGTTTCCTGGTGAATGTTCACTTGCTCTGCTTATGGAGTGTATCCGAGTTTAGGTTTCGTATTGCCGTTTGACAACTCGGGGAATAAACCGGTCAAACATCCATGTGATGTACCGGTTTGTGTGTCTTGGTACTGCCAAGCACGATAGGCGTTCGTTAGCCTTTTGTATCTTAGTATATTGTAATAGTTTGTTTAAGTGTGATTTATGCCAATCACGACAGAATTGAACTGGGTTAAGCTGTCTTTCTTCCAGGCAGGGAGTAGACCGATTATTACTTTAGAATTTGTTACATAAAGACGTAAGTTACTGGTTTACAACCTTTATAGTGAAAATAACTCATTTTGATAGCCCTTCGACAAGGTCACTTGAGTTATGGAAGGAGGATCATGAGAAGTGCTGATTGTTTAACTTACATCGCACAACCGTCTTACCCACCTCATCCAGGCTACTTAAAGCCGAAGGTAACCCCATGGAATTGAGTACATGTTGACATTGACGTAATTTGTCTTTGTGCTCACGGTATATAATGTTGCGAACAACAAAAAGAAAAATACTGCAGCTGGTATTGCTAAAAGAGCTGCCGCGAATGCTCGTCGCGTTATAGAGAAGAGCAAAAATCTCTCTAAGAACAAGGCTGTTCGGCGTGTTGTTGATGATCTATTGGTTAATCCTGGTTCGCTTGTAAGTGTGCCAGGTATGTCCATGGCTTCATCTGTTTACAAACAGATTAAAGTCGCTTCTAGGTCCAGATCTGCCAAACCTCAGGGAGTAGTTGTTAGTCCTTGTTTGAAACAGTGGTACACTTGTCTCACAGACCCATTTTCTGCATCAGCGGCTGGAGCTTGCATTCCTACTGGTGGTAATCATGCATCTGCAAGGAATTTTGGTTACCTCAGGTTTGATGTCACCATTGGAACTGGTGGTATTGGTTTACTAGCTATTATGCCAACCGCCTGTGCCAATAATCCTTCCATTATTTATAGTGGCTCTGGTTATTTGGGCACTTTCGCCGCTCCTGGTCCATTGGCTATCAGCACTATTGCTTTGTCAGCTGGTCTCAATACCCTGACAACCTCTAACAATAGATACTCTTATGGCCAGCTGACAACCCCAAACTTGATAAATCCGTTGGTTAATTCACGGTTAGTTGGTGGTGGTTTGCGCGTTCAGTACACTGGTAAAGCTATAAACTTAGGAGGTTTGATGTATATGTACACGTCTCCAGTTCATGCACCTGCAGAGGTTGATCCTGTTGACAGCTTGCCTATGGGTCCTGGTGATTTGAGTGGTTACCAGGAGTGTATTATTAAACCTATCACTAGAGAGCCGCAAGAGTTTACCTTGGCACCTCAACGTGAAACAGAGTTGGAATACAACGACGGGTCTTCTACCTTTAAGCATGTTTATCCTTGGTCAGTTACAAATCAGGTTAATACCTATGTTTGCACGCCAGCAGGAGCATCTGGCCCAATAGCTGCTCCTTCTACGTTGATTTATTTCACTGGCACAGCTACTGAGACCATCCATGTTGAGTATGGTATGCATGTTGAGGCCACCGGTCCTGCTACAGAGGGCCAGCGATTGCCCGCGGACTCTGATCCTGTTGGAGTGGATAATATGATGGCTGCTATTTCTAATGCAACCATCAACATTGCATCATCCAAAGGTGGTTTCCCCGAGGCTCTTCGTAAGGCTTATTCAAATGTGGAGAAGCATCGCAAAATGACAACTCGTTTATAAAGTTCGATTGTTGTGAAGTGCTTGCACATGATTTTCATGAGTGCATTTTAGGTATAACAGTAGGTTTTATTGTTGGTTTTTTCTTGTACTACTTTTTCCAAATTGGTTAATATAAAGTGGAACTAAGCTAGTTGTATAGCGTTAAATTAGTTAGTCAATTGTTGTGATAAATTCTGTTTTGGCTGGCTAGATTTTAAATTTTTTGGGGGGCTTAACGAGCCCTTAGCCTTGTACTATACAAGCGAGGCTGTCTGGTATATGAACTGATATACCTTTCTGGTGTTGGTAGAACAACATTAATACGCAGTGTCAATAATTAAAACACAACAACGGACCAGGTTAACTTTTAGAAATAATTGCACCGCATCCGTTGGCATTTCCCTATTCCAGTTTTGACTGGACAAAATTATCATGAGTCTTTATAACACGACACCCGGACGATCCGTGGGTCAAAGACCTATCAAAGCGGAATCCTTGCGCTTTAAAGAAAAATATTGGGATACAACCACAACACGAGAGGGACAGTATAGGGTCCCTGTCGTATACTATTTGGATAGCCTGAAAAGGGAGGAAGGATTATTCTCATCCAATAGTAAAACAGAAAGATTTAATGAATCTTCATGTTGTGCCAGTAAAGTATTTAATGGTGAAACTTTGACAGGAGGTTTTGTATGTACCTCATCAGGAACACACACGTATGTTAACGCGTCAAGTAAACAGGGCGGCAGAAGGCACAAACATTGCAAGAGGAGTTGTAAGCGCTCACGCGTGATTATTCTCTTGTTTTTGTATTTGTTGCTAATTTGTAATATTGGGAATGGTCTCAATAGTAAGGGTGGGGTCGAATACTTTGGTTTTATTCCATTGTATTTTGACAATAGTTTCGTAGTATCATCACAATTAAATGGGGCCAATGGGGAGGTCACCATGTTTGATGATATGGAAATGGATGGTACAATTTTTGGTGGTAAGATGACTGCACACGAGTTAAAAAGCTTAGAGCGAAGTAGACGTGAAGCCGAGAATCACAAACACAAGAAACCAAAGAACGGGGGGTCAAGGTCTTCAGAGGAAATAGAGTATGGTAAGAGACAAGATAAGAAGAAGGGGGGAAAACCGTCTTCAGTCTTGATTCCTGAACCAACTATCGTTGAAGAACCCAAGATAGCATTACCTGCGGAGACGTTCGCATGTTATGTCATTCCATCGACTCACCAGTTGTACGAAATCCAGGGTGCAACGTACTCCAGTATACCAGACGGTTTTAATGTCTTTACCGGTACAGAGGAGTTTGTTACCCGTGACCCTGCAGAAGGGGCTCACAAAATCATTGGTAGGAAGATATTAGTGCAAAGCTGTGGAATAGGTTGGTTTATCCGATCAAGTTACCCTGAGAAGAACAAAGTTAACTATGTTACTTCTGCTGCTTGCACCCTATTAATTAATGATGGTTTTACTTACAGAGACACTAATAACCGCTTAGTGTCAGTTGAGAAAAACGAGTTTGTTATATACAAACCATTGATGAATAGGTTCATTAAAGACATTAGAACAGATAAATTGACTGATTTTGCACTACAACAAGGTAGTATGATTATGGCAAATTCTACATATATTGTGGATGGTTTACCTGATCACCCTATAATTGTGAGTACTTTCGAGGCTTACAAACATTGGGTTTTTAGACGTGGTATGTTACAAAATTCCACACAAACTCGCCGTTTTATTACTATGAATTATGACGCTTTAGGTTATCACGAGACTCAACATGCTTTGCATGAGGAGGCTTGGATCAAGGAAAATCATATATTAGTGGATAGCAAATTAAGTCCATGGACTGAAGAATCAATCACTACATCAACATTATCATTGTTGTCCTGGGAACCTAGGGCTGATTTTGAAATAGTTAAGAATGTGGGTGTTGATATTTCTACTGGAAGGTTTGATTTTGGTAATGATGGAAAGTATCCTACCAGATTGAAGATTACGAAGTTCTTTAGCTTTGAAGGTTTGGGTTTAGTCCCATTTAATAAGCATACTCGTAATAATGAGAACCTTAGCCATGGATGTAAAAGGTTGATAGGGTGTAGGGGAACTGTAGCTGAAGAAGCACAGTTGCGTACATCAGCTGTGCATTTTGCACATTTTCTTTATCCTGGAGACGTTGACGCAAGTGCGTTCGAGAAAAGAATTATGCTGAAGTGCATTGGGGGTCGTAAGTTTGTTTATGATTTTCAAAAATTACCCATTGGACTTGGACATTTTATAAGTGATAGTTTTGCTCACTTGAAGTCCCGTGTCACACCTTCGTTCATGTCCCGCAAGATGAATTCGTTTAAAACATGGATGCACACAGCCAAGTATTCCGCTTTGGAGAATTGGTATGATTACAATCCTATTTATGGACGAACCTTGTGGGCAAAAGTGCCTAATGCGAGAATGAAACAACGTGAGGAATTTATAGCTGGTCGTCATTATCATTATGCTGAATATTCAAACTTGAAAAGTATGAAGTTATGCATAAAGGATGAGATGGGCAAGTTTGGAAAACCATCACGTGTGTTTTTGAACTTAGACACAGAGAGTGCATATGCTCCCACACTTCCAATGCACATGAAAATGTTATTGCATGGGACACATATGTACCAATTAACGAATCCAATAACCAATGAAACTTGTTTCCTTGAAGTTTTTATCTATGCTCAACCAGATCCCACTCAGGATGAATTAAATTATGTCGCTCGTAAGGTTAATGAAGCTAGATTTTTGGATAATTATTTATTTGTTGCCATCCATTCAGATGATTCGTGTATGGCGGGCAACATCAGAGGTAGGAAAATACTTAGTAATAATGACGTGTCATCAAATGATGCAGGGCAGGATGCCCCTGCGTTTTACGGTATGGCCATATTGCAAGGTTTATTGAGTGAGCTTTTAGCTGAAGGTCTTTTAGATTTAGCTTGTTTGCCAATAGATATTCCTAGTCCCACTTCAGAAGCGTTTTTAAGGTTGAAGTTTTCATCACCCTTTGAACCTTCTGGTCATAGCAACACTTCTTGTTGGAACCATTTGGGATCCCTGTTTATTTCATTGTCCATTTTTCACACCTTAGTTATGACTGATTTGCCATTTGATGAATCAGTCTCGAAAGGTGCAGCATTAGTTGGGCATGTTATGACAGTAGAAGTGTGTGAATGTATGGAGGATATTCAATTTTTGAAGTTCTCCCCTGTTTTCATTAATGAAGAATGGGTCATGTCTGCTAACTTAGGTCGTGTTTTTCGTCGACTAGGAGCAGTAGATAATGATTTAACCCATTTGCAATTAGGTGTTGATTTAGCCGAGTTTAGAAGTATGACGGCCGAAGAGCGCATGAATCGCTTTTGGTCTGGAGTAATTCTTGGCTTGAAACACGAACCAAGCAATGTTATTTTGGATGCTTTACGATCCCGCTTTGATTCCAGTCGCCACACAGTGACTGAGTCAGCTTTATCACTTGTACAAGATGAGAAGGCTGATTCCTACTATATGCATAGTAGGACGCGCATAGCCGGTGATTGCACTGCCAGCATAATGCGTAGGTATCGTCTGCATGAGTATGAAGTTGAGGAGTTAGTTAGTCTTATACATGATTTATCTGTTGGGAAACGCTACAAATTGACTTCGATAGCAAAAATGTTTGAGAAAGATTATGGTGTTAGTAAAGTTCACGAGCCATTGCCACATACCCCTATTGGTACGGAGTATGAGGTAGTGAGAGCTGTTCACAGACGTGCGGACAGTTTCGTTCCTTCTGATGAAGAGAAGGAATAGGGGGTTGTAATCGACCCCTCGCATAGATATCCCCCCATCTAGTGCGTGTTTTATTCATTAAAACTGGC